GTGGTAAATTGCAATATGGATTATTACCACCAAATGCACTTAAAGCAACAGTAGAAATTCTTACTTTTGGTGCAGAGAAGTATGAACCAGATAATTGGAAATTAGTACCTGATTCAAAGCGTAGATATTTTGATGCCGCACAACGGCATTTATGGGCTTGGAAATCTGGTGAACAAAATGACCAAGAGTCTGGTAAGAATCACTTGGCACATGCGTTGTGCTGCTTGATGTTTTTGTATGAACATGATACAATTAATTTTTTAGATAATGGAGAAGTAAATGAAACTATCAAATGAAACACTAACCGTATTGAAGAACTTTTCGAGTATTAATCAAGGTATTCAATTCAAACAAGGCAAGAAACTTTCCACAGTTTCTTCTAGCAAAACCGTGCTGGCAACAGCCAATTTAAAAGATGATTTTCCAAAAGAATTCTGTATCTATGATTTAAATGAATTCTTGTCGGTTCAAGGTCTTTATAAAGATTGTGAAATTGATTTCACGGAATCTGATGTTATCTTTAAGAGTGGTAAACGTTCAGGCAACTATCGTATGACTGCCAAAGAAATGATTGTTACCCCACCAGAAAAAGAAATCAATCTTCCTTCTGTTGATTGTGAATTTACTTTGACGGCTGAAGATTATGATGCTATCATGAAGGCATCAAGTATTTTATCTTCTCCAAACATTGCTGTTAAATCTGATGGCGAAACAATTAATGTTGTTTCATTTGATGCCAGTAATGATGCCGCACACACCAATACAGTTGAAGTTGGTGAAGGCAATGGTAAAAAATATAGTATTGTATTTAAAACAGAAAACATTAAATTGATTTCCGGAACATATGATGTAAAAATTTCATTCAAAGGTATTGGTCACTTTAAAAACACCAAAGAAGATATCCAATATTGGATTGCTTTTGAAGCTAAAGAAACTAAGATTGGAGAATAATTATGTTAGTAACATTTACTGATGCAACTTCTGGTGGTAGTGTTGCCGTTAATCCTGATTATGTTGTTGCAGTTTTCACGGCACCTGAAGGTGATAATTCAGGTAAAACTGTAATTGGATTAATTAATGGTAACTTGGTTGCCAATGAATCGTATTTGGATGTTGTAGGAATTTTACAAGGACAATTGAAATAATGCCAACTATTCAAACATTATTTGGCACTTTTGATGATAAACAATTGAAAGAACTCAAAGGTGCTATTACAGAAATTAATGAACACATGTTTAACATTAAACAGAAACAAAATCAAATTAAAGAGATTGTTGATGTTACATTTGAGAATCTAAAAGTTCCTAAAAAGATTATTAAGCGTATGGCCAAAGTTTATTATAACCAGTCATTACAAGAAGAAGTAGCAGAGTTTAAAGAATTTGAAGCATTATTTGAAGGTATTACAGAAGTAAAATAATGAATGATAAAATTAAACAACTTGCTGAACAAGCACGTGATTGGGTTAATAATGCCGATAATGTGGCACCTGATGTGGAATATGTAGTTTATAAGAACGCATATGATGAAAAATTTGCTGAACTAATTATTCATAACTGTATTGATGCTGTAATTAGTATTCCATTACCAAATGAATACGAACAAAGATGTGCCGATTCGGTTAGAAAATATTTTGGAATTAAATAATTATTTTCGTTTTGTTTTGGGTTTCAATCTATAAAAATCAGGATATTTTGAACTATCGATTCTTTTTCTGATACTTATACCTGGATATGCAGATTGGGCTTGACCAACAGAATCAAATTTAACTCCTTCACACATTACAGGACAAGAATTTGATTTTTTTATTGATTCAAAAAATTTATCAGATTGTTGTTTACCTAGCATACCATATGTTGCATAGTTTTTGGGTGAACAACTTTCATGATATTTTTTCATAGATTCAATAAAATTTGGAGAAGATGAATTATCTCCACCATCACCGCCTTTGGTCATGTTATATTTTGGTGAAAGATTTTTAATCCAAGTTATTTCTTTTTGATTTAATTCTGGTATATTATTTGCTTCATCCAATATGAAAATGGTAAAATTATGTTCGCCGTATTTTCTGATGGAACGATGTAAATATGTTTGACTTTTTTTGTTTAATGCGTTATACTTGTGCTGATAAAATCGTTTTTCGATTTGATTGATAGTTTTACCAACATAGGAATCGTTGGTTAGTTTGTTTGTTATTTGATAAATATACATGCTGGCATTCCTTTACAATGTTAGAGTAGGTACGAACGGCTAATTCGGTGACCTACACCTATTTATATATTATGGAGATTTTATGAGTGATTTAAAACACACACTTTGGGTGGAACGATACAGGCCTCAACGAGTGGAAGATTGTATCCTGCCGGATGTAATCAAATCCACATTTATGGATTATGTCTCTAGAAAAGAAATACCGAACCTTCTACTATCAGGTAGTGCCGGCGTTGGTAAAACTACAATCGCAAAAGCACTCTGCCAAGAAGTGGGTTGCGACTACATTGTTATTAACGGCTCTGATGAGTCTGGTATTGATGTTCTTCGTACTAAAATTAAAAACTATGCCTCGTCAGTTTCACTCGCTGGTGGTCGCAAAGTTGTTATCATTGACGAAGCAGACTATCTAAATCCTAATTCAACTCAACCAGCGTTGCGTGGTGCCATCGAGGAGTTCTCCTCAAACTGTTCATTCATCTTTACTTGTAATTTTAAGAATCGTATTATTGATCCGATTCATTCTCGGTGTTCGGTCATTGATTTCAAAATCAACGGTTCTAAACCAAAGATGGCTGCGGCTTTCTTTAAACGTGTGGAATGGATTCTCGAACAAGAAGGAGTAAAATATGATAAAGAGGTCGTTGCAGCGGTCATCACCAAACACTTTCCAGACAATCGTAGAGTTCTTAATGAATTGCAGAGATATGCCGTTTCTGGAGTTATCGATAAAGGTATTCTTACCAATATTGCTGACGTACAACTTGGCGCTTTGGTTACATCATTAAAAACTAAAGACTTTGCTTCTACTCGTAAGTGGGTCACTTCTAATCTCGATAATGATCCTACTAAGATTTATCGTAAACTTTATGATACGCTTTATGAATCTTTGAAACCAAATTCAGTACCAGCAATGGTTCTTATCTTGGCTAAGTATCAATATCAGTCAGCTTTTGTTGCTGACCATGAGATTAATATGATTGCTTGTTTGACCGAAATTATGGTAGATTGTGAGTTCAAATGACCAAAGATGAAATGATGAATGAACTAGGTTTGGCTGGTGAGAAAATTGTAATAAATCTTTTGAGTGAAGAAGGTTGTAAAGTTAAATCTTCTATTAACAAGTATGATTCAGAAAAAGATTTGTTGGCTGACGATAAGAAGGTAGAAGTCAAAACTCAAGTACCTTTTATCATGCAAAATGCTTTTACATTTAAACCCAATCAACTTCGTAAATGCCGGTCGGTTGATATTCTTTATTTTGTTTCTGTACCTGCTGGCCGACATAATGATAAGTGGGCTGGTTGGATTTTTAAAGCGGAACCTAAAACATTTAATACTAGAAATTATAAGACCAAAGATGGTCGTGATATGATTTTGGTTGACCGTGAACAGGACGCTTTAACACCAGTCAAGAAAATGACCGATGAAGAAATGAAAGAACTGCAAAAATACTCTGTATCGGGGTATTAATATGCCAGATTTATTCAAAGAGATTGTACCTTCAATCTTACAAACCAAGAAAAATGTCTTCCAGGATGAGTATGAATATAAAGATTATGCTCCATTTATGGTCAACCGAGCCTTGTCCTACCACATGGACTGTGTGCTTTACGCTAATGAAATGAACCTTAATCCTTCACTGGACAAGGACATGCAATATTCATATCTTCTAAATACAATAAGGTCGATGAAACGGAAATTCCAACCGTGGCAGAAAGCATCGACTGATAAAGATTTAGAATGCGTGAAAGTGTATTTTGGTTATTCCAATGAGAAAGCCAAAGAAGCACTCCGGATTCTTACTGAAGAACAAATCGCTGAAATAAAAGCTAAAACAAATAAAGGCGGAGTGACCAAGTAATGATTTCAATTATTGATTTAGTTGAAGTCACATTGAATGAGAAAGATGATTTCCTAAAGGTAAGAGAAACATTAACTCGCATCGGTGTGGCATCCAAAAAAGACAGAATTCTCTACCAATCTTGCCATATTCTACATAAGCAAGGTAAGTATTATATCGTCCATTTCAAAGAACTATTTGCTTTGGATGGTAAACCAACCGACATTTCTGAGAATGATTTGTCCCGTAGAAATGCTATTGCCAAGTTACTCCAAGATTGGGGACTGGTAAAAGTGGTAAATACCAAACAGATTGAAGAACCAGCACCTATCTTCCTATCACAGATTAAGATACTTTCCCACAAGGAAAAGGACGATTGGGAACTGACTCCGAAATACAACATAGGTTCCAAGAAAAACTATACTAATTAGGTTTCTGTTTACAGTTATACCAAAAAATATATTGACTTTTCTCTAAGAATGTGTTATAAATATGAATGTGAGTGCCTTAGGGGCTCACATTTTAATCATTAACTCGCTTAATTTAAGGAGAACAATATGTTCGCATTGCAAGACTTCCACAAAACGTTTGATCCATTTTCAATTGGTTTTGACCGTGTCCTAGAGGACATCAACGAAATCAGTCAATTGGCTTCCAAACAAATCGCCAAATATCCCCCATACAATATCAAACAAGTGAATGAAAAGAAATGGGTCATTGAAATGGCAGTTGCTGGCTTTGCTAAATCTGATATTGAACTCACTTTAGATGGTAATAAACTTACTGTTAAAGGTGCAGCCAAAGAAGATGATGCAGAAGGTAACTACCTATTCAAAGGTATTGCTAACCGTGACTTCTCTCATACATTTAAAATTGCTGACCAAGTTGAAATTGGTAACGCAGAATTAACAAATGGTATGTTGAAAGTTTGGTTGGAATCTTTGGTAAAAACACAAGACAACATCAAGAAAATTGCCATTAAGTAATTGGTAATATTAAGGGGGTTGGTTGCCAATCCCCTTTCTTTGAATTATAATTATATTATGAAAAATAAACCTATCATTAAAAAGGTTCGTTCCAAAACGAACTCAGAAATCTATTACACCTGGTCTAATTGGGAAACCAAAGAGATTGACGGTGTTACTTTCATTCCTGTTGTGCGTAATCCTCCCGATGGATTAAAATTACAACAGACTTTTTATATGCGTAAAGAAAATTTGGAGTATGTGAAATGAGTAATCGTTTGGAAATGCTTGGTATGTACCAAAAACGTCAGTTTGATCCTAGTAATAAAGATGATATTAAAATTGTGAAAACTTTTTTAAGTAAATATAAATGGGGTGGTGTTCCATGTCCTTTTCATTTGGAGTGGCCTTATGTTGATATGCCTTCTATGTTAAAAGATAAACTTGCAAAACACTTTTTAAAAATATCATGAACTGGTTAAAATATTCTGGTTGTAATATCATCATTAAGTTAAATCCATTTCATTGGAGAATTGCCTGCCAAATGTATCGTAATACAGAAGTTTGGGAACAGGATGCTTTTGTTTTAGAATTATTACCTATTACAATCAGAGTATGGTTTGATGATGGTCAATGGTAATCGATTTTATCAATAACAATCATTAAAATATATCATATATTAAATAACTGAATTTTACAGTTTTTCGTACTAGATAATTATACGATTAACTTTTATGGAGAAATTATGAGTATTACACTAAAAAATCTTGAGAGTGCTTTAGCTGGCGAATCAATGGCACACATTAAGTACCGTTACTTTGCCAAGATTGCTCGTGGAGAAGGATTTGAAGATGTTGCTAAACATTTTGAACACACAGCAGACCAAGAAATTCTTCATGCTTGGGGACATCTTGAATTGTTGATTGGTAAACCATCAACAAAAGAATGTTTAGAAAAAGCAATTGAGGGTGAAACATATGAATTCACCACAATGTATCCACAATTTAGAAATCAGGCTT